AAGATAGATTTCATCTCATCATCATTTACAATGTTCTCTGAATAGTCAGGGAACATCTTCTTCATATATGAAACCTTCATGTCAGCATCAAGAGGATTTTTCTTAGCATCCTGAGTGCGTGAAGGATAAATCTTTAAATCCTCACCTGCTGATGCTTTCTTTGCGGCAGCAAGAAGTTTACCATGTCCTACGGTAGGAGGATTAAACCTACCAAATGCAACGGTCAGGGTTTCTGTAGTCTCCCCAGAAGTTTGATCTCCCTCACCTGCTTCTGCTTTCTTCGTGCTAGTCTCTTGAGTTGCAGGTTTCTTAGTCTTTGCCTCAGGTTCTGCTTGTGCTGCTCTTGGTTGTGCAGTTTTATCATCGTCTACCTTTACCTTCCTCTTATCAACAAACTTAAGTTTACCATCTTCAGTAGTCGCAACAAATTTTCCACGGGTGTCTAACCAACCACCGTGTCCATCACTTTTAAGGTTCAGTTTTCTCGCTTGCATACTTGCTTGCGACTGCGCCTCATTCAGAAACTGAAAGAAGTTTTTCATTTATATTGATAATCCTTATACATTATTTAGACTTCATATCTAATAGAGATTGCATTTTGTCTAACACCATTCTTTTTACCACGACCTTTAAGTGAAAGTCTGACACCAGCAATCTTCATGACATCTTTGACAACATTATCAGTGATTGGTTTCACACCATCTTCAGTAAACAAATGATCTGCTGCTCTATCGTCTCCATTAAAAAGCATATTGCCTGTCATACACTCTTTTGTCAATTCAAACTTAAAAGTTTCATATGCAACATCTCCTGTTGGTGCCCTCTTTGATCCTAAAACCTCTTGAAGTTGTTCATTGATTCCACCAGATTTTTTGACATCACTCATCAATCTTTTTGCTGTAGATTGATCCATGGTTCCCATTCTATTTTCAAATTTATTAGATATATTTTCAAATATCAATTGCAAATTTCCAAGAGAATCAATACTCATATTATTAGTACCAAGATCTTGTGCAACTTTTTTTAAGACCTTGGTGAAAACTTGAATGGATTTATCAACTCCAGCACTAGTTAATTGATAAGACTTCCCCCACTTCATTGAGCACTTGTATTTTTTATTGCCTACCTTAAAAAGTATATCAGTTTTAGGCTCCTCACCACCACCACTCATTTTTTTGAATGATCTAAAATAGTCTTGACGATTTCTTTCACCATTAGGAGCTAAATCTAAAACTATGTCCTCAGCTTTTTTCTTTATATCTGCTGGTATCAAAGACCATCTATTAGCAGCATCAGCAAAGTTAGATTCTTGCTCAGCATTTCTTTGTAGGATTCTAGATGTTGCAACATACATTACTGCATGTTCAAATTGTAGACCCTTATTTGCCATTTTTATCTTTATTTATTATGATATCTTTGCGTGAGGTGAGAATCTTTTCCCCACTTTCATACCAAGATATAACATGTCAGTCCAGAACTCTTTATTTTTAGAATTATTTTTTAAAGAATCGTGAAAAAAATTAAGTGTCATCAATTTAACAATTGCATTTCGTTTATCCTTACTATACACAGCATAAAGATTACTCTCAAATTCTGAGTAGGGAACAGATTTTTTAAAATATTTACTTAAAAATTTATACATGTCTGAATATTTTTTTGCTTCTTTTTGATATTCCACGATAGACTGTGGGTACTTATTATGATCATTGATGAATGATGTTGGTCCAGATTTTTTCAAAAGATCTTGAATCATCTTAACAGGTGCTTGACCACCTTGAGCTGCAGGTGTTGCTTTAATTGCAGTATTGAAACTTAAGTTTTGCCCTGCTCTTGTAATATTAATTGAATATTCACCTTGCCTTCCCAGTTTTACGTATGTTGTTACTTTATCTCCAATAAAAATATTATCAATATCAAATGATATATCTTTCATATCGAAAGTTTCAATTTCACCTATTTTCATAGTAGACGTATCGATATTAACAAATTTTAATTTAGCAGATTTGTTAGAGGCAATTTTTTTAAGAGACAACCCAACTAATTTCTTTTCTTCAAATAAATTTATGAGTAGATTATTTAACTCAACTAAATTTTGAGTCTTTGGATTAATATTTTTTTCTATTTCTTTTTTAATTTTATCTCCCTCATAGACAGCCCAAATATCAGATGGATTCCAAGTCGTGTAGTTTCCTACTGGTTTTAATGGATCAAGTGATCTAGCAACATTTTTTATTTGTTTAGAAAAGAAAGTAACAAAATCATCTTTCCCATATACAAAGATATCCCACTTCGCATTTTGAAATTTTTTTAAAAATTCTCTTTGTTGCTCAAAGTAACTATGCGTCCACTCTTTTAACCTGCCTTCATACTTTTTACCAAATAATTTTTTTAATTCTTTGGCAGTCTCCGAGTCATCCAGTATGTCCTCTTTTTTATCAAATTTTTTATTATTATGCAATACTTGATTTAAAACAACTGTGGTTCCCTCTTCTTGAATTTTTGTGGGTATGACTCCACCACCTCCAATATCTACATCCTCTTCTATATCAAAAGTGATAGTTTGCGAACCTACTTTAACATATGGCACACCATCATTTTTAAAAATATTAATGCCCGTAAACTTACCCTTTATTTCATTTACTATTCCGTTTCTAAATTTATTCAATTCACTTTTTTTACCAGGAGGATTTTCGACGTATATTTCTAAACCTTCTCTACTTTTATAAACTTCAAATAAAGTTTTATTATATGACACCTGTTCTTTAGTATTTACAGGACCAATTTCATATAAAAAATCCTCAAGATTTGATATATTTGCTTTAATTTTTGGTGCCATAATACTTTTAAAAGTATTTATTATGGAGTTATGGGGACTCGAACCCCAAACCCCCTGCTTGCAAAGCAGGTGCTCTACCAATTGAGCTATAACCCCGGAGGAGGACCTCAGTCCTCAGTTTTTTTGTTGAACCCAAAAGGTCCTTCCTTATCTTCCAAAGCAAGTTTCAGTGCAACACCACCGACTGCTTCCATGACTCGTAAAATGTCTTCTGCCTTAGCACCTTCACCAAGTTCTTTAGCAACGTACCAATACTTAGGCCAGAAAGTCTCACCTGCCTTTTGGTAATCTTCAAGAGTCAGTAGTTTCATTCTTCAATTCCTCCTCAATTTTTTCATCAATTACAACGATTGTGTTACGAATATTTTTAACCCTTTGAGGGCAAGACTTCTCATCGTATGTATATGCTTTTGTATCAGAAAACAATGATTCTCTTACTGCTGCTGCAGTTGCGATGTCCATTTCAATAATAATCACAGGTCACCCTCTTTACGATTTTCAGACTTGTGAACATCAAAATCACCACCAGGATAACGTGCCTTGAGTTTCTCAACATTCATTTCAATGACTTCATCAAAGGTAGTGTCAAGTGCCATACATGCCTGAGCAAGATACCAGCAGATATCACCCAGTTCACGTTTCATGTGAAAAATATTCTCTTCGGTATAAGGTTTACCCTGCAGAAAGATCTTCTTCACAACTTCAGTAAACTCACCAGACTCAGCAGTCAAACCAAGTGCTGCAGTCATCAGTTGAGTGACATTACAGTCATTAACTTCTAGTTCACTCAGACGAGCAGCAAGAATAGGCCAGTCAAGACTAGGAGGACTAGTCACTCCTTTGACAAATTCAAGGTACTTTTCGGTATCAACGTTAGTCATGTAAATCTGTAATAAATGGTTCTTGATAGTTTTGAGGGAGTTTTTGTTGAGTGGGAATAGTTTGACCAGCAACTTCAACGTATTCTACTTCTTTCCAACTACCACCAACACCACCGTCCATATTGACTAGGATGTCGTTGGTAGGAAGTTGATTGCTAGTAGTAACATTTATAATGTTACCTGGTAGTGGATTGAATGTGAAGTAATGTCCATCCCAGTATTTGTTTCTGGTATGCATAAGGTTGACTGCATCTCTTTCGATACCACAATCAGCAATCTTTTCACCTCTAGGATTGAATACTGAATAGTAACCGTTCAAAATTTAAATCCCTCAAATGATTTTTTTGGTTTTTGTTCTTCATAAGTATACTCTTCTTCCTTACCATTGTCAAGAATATCTTCCTGTGCTGATTGCTCACAATCATAAAGACGCATCTTGGCACGGTCAATGCCTACAACAAACCGTTTATGAATAGTTGGATCATTATAACGATTCTTCAACTGCTTCACCATAATTTGTCCGAGTCCCTCAAGGTCATCTGTAGAAATAAGGGCAAACATAAGATCAGCAGTAGCAGGGAGACCAAAGGACTCACTAGTGTCAGTAAGCTCAACATCAGAGCTACCATAACCAGAACGAGTGGTCTGCGTGGCAGAAACGATAGGGACGTTTGCCTCAACAGCCAGTCCTCTAAGTTCTTCTGCAATAGCCTTAATATACGAATATGAATTGACAGTGCTGTTTCCACGATACCGTGAGGAAGCACATATGTTAAGGTAATCAATAAAAATAATATCAGGTCTAAATGATTTCTTAAGTGCAAGTTCATTAAGAAGTGCCTTAAAGTGTCCACTATGTGCAGATGCAGTAGGGTACTCTTTAATAATCAGGGTGCCTTGAGTTTTTTCTGCAAGGTTTGTTACCTTATTCTCAAACATTACCTTGGGCAGTTCAGTTATTTCTTGAATAGGAACATTGAGAAGATTGGCATCAATTCGTTCTGCAATCTTTTCTTCAGCCATTTCAAGCGTGATGTATAATACGTTTTTTCCATTGAGGAGGGAGGAAGCTGCGATATGGCACATAAACAAACTCTTACCGACACCAGTGCCAGCAAGAGCAATATTAAGAGTTTTGTTCGGTAAACCACCTTTCGTAATCTTGTTGAAAAACTCAAGGTCGAATTCGATCTTGTCTTCTTTGCGGTGGTATGTTTCATATCTTGCCTCATAATCAAGAAGGTAATCGTGTCCTACATGTGCATCAAATGATACTGCCAGAGCATCTGACAGAATACTAGGAATAGCATCCCTATCTTTTTCTTGATCCTTTCCATCAGCAAGTGCGATGGACTCCATCAGTGCCAGATAGATAGCACGGTCTCTGCACCACTTCTCAGTGGTATCTACTAGCCATTCAAAGTCAGTTGGAACTTCCTCCAAATAACTAATTAGTTTTGTAATCTCAGTAAAGGAAGTGTCATTGATATCAGACCTTTTCTCTACTTCAATACAAAGAACTTCTTTCGTAGCAGGTTGATTATATTCAGTAACGAACTTAAGAACTTCTTCAAATACAATCTTTTGATTAATATCTTCAAAGTAATCTGCCTTGATAAAAGGGATCACTTTACGAAGATATTCTTCATTAAACAACAGATTACGAAGAATAAGAATTTCAACTTTGTCCATGAGGAATATCAAATACGAATGTGATCCGTGTCTCATCACCGATATTTACGGTGCCATGAGGCAATTTATTATTAAACCAAAGAAGTGTTCCTGGTTCTACGATGACACTTTCTTTACCACAGAAATACTGATACCTTCCTAGAATAGAAAGATGATATCTATTCCTGGAAAGATAGTAAGTGCCTTCATCAATATGTGCTCCTACAATCTCATCTATGGGAAGTGAAAGAAATCCGCATCTGTGAATGTCTGCTTTCTTAAAATGCTTGCGTATGATCTTTCTAATCTCACTATGATGTGCATAAGCAGGAGTTTTGATGTTGATCTCAGAGTCTCCTACAAAATCATCTTTGTGTTTGACACCACCTATTATAAGTTG